ACTTTGTAAAAAAGGGTGGTAAGTTTGGTGCGATTGCAGCCGGTGGTGCAGCAGCCGCGGGTCTTGTTAAAACATTCATGAACGACGATCCAACAACTTATTTATCTAACGAAGATCAACAGAAGAATATGTTAATCTCTATGGTAACAAATCCAATTGATGAAACACCGCAAGAAGACCCTGCAATTTTAGATTGGCAACTACCTACACTTGGTGCAGTAACTGCAGCAGGAATGGTTCCTGGTGGTAAAAGAGTATATGATGTTAGAAGAAGAGGTGGTCCAAACTTAAAACCAGCAGGTCCTGTAAGATCTGCACTTGGATTAAAAGGTGTACTTGGAAAAGGTTTAGCAGCAACTGCAACACCATTGGGTTTAGCTGCATTAGAACCATTACATATTGCAGGTCAAATTCAACAAGGAGATTCTTTAACTGATATTGCAACTAATCCATGGAATTATTTGGGACCTACTTTTGCTTCAGGATTAACAAAAGAAGCTACAAGATTTGCAGGTCCAACAATGTCTAAAATTATGAGAATGGGTATGAGTCCTACAGCATTAAGAGGATTATCTAGATTTGGTGGCTATGGTTTAGCTGCTTCATTAGGAATTCAAGGTCTTCAAAAATTTGATGACTGGAGAAACAAGAGAGGGTGGTTTAGTGAAGAATAAAACTCTTGTTGCAAATATGCAACACGTAAAATGGAAAGAGATCCCACCTTTAAAGGGACCTGACTCACAGGGGTTGAATGTTCCCACAAAACAAGTTAAAACAATAGAGAACTCGGAGAATATAAATGGCAGACATAGACAAACCATTACCAAACGTAAATACTGAAATTAAAGTACCTGGCGAAGAAGAAATTCAAGTAGCTCAAGAAGAAACTATTAAAGAGCAAGTTGGTCCTGATGATGTTGAAGTAACTCAAGAAGACGATGGTGGTGCAACAATTAATTTTGATCCAGAAGCAGTTAACCAACCTGGAGGAGAAGGCCATTTTGACAATTTAGCAGAATTATTACCAGAACAAACTTTAGGAAAATTAGGTTCTGAATTAGTAGGAAATTACGAACAATATAAAAGTTCTAGAAAATCGTGGGAAGATACTTACACAAAAGGTCTAGATCTTTTAGGGTTTAAATATGAAAACCCAACCCAACCTTTTCAAGGAGCTTCAGGTGCAACGCACCCAGTATTAGCAGAATCCGTTACACAGTTTCAAGCGCAAGCTTATAAAGAATTACTCCCAGCAACTGGTCCAGTACATACACAAATAATTGGACTTGCAGATAGAGCAAGAGAAGATCAGTCTGTTAGGGTAAAAGAATTCATGAACTATCAGCTCATGGATGTGATGAAAGAGTATGAACCCGAGTTCGACACAATGCTTTTTTATCTCCCTCTTAGTGGCTCTGCCTTTAAGAAAGTTTATTACGACGAGCTTCTAGGCAGAGCTGTTTCAAAATTTGTTCCAGCTGACGATTTAGTTGTACCTTATACTGCCACATCTTTAGAAGATGCAGAAGCAGTTGTGCATGTAATTAAAATGTCTGAGAACGATTTAAGAAAAAAACAAGTAGCCGGTTTTTACATGGATGTAGAATTAACACCTGGCTACAACCAAGAAACAGAAGTAGAGAAAAAAGAAAGAGAACTTGAAGGAATTAAAAAAACCAGAGACGAAGATGTATTTTCTATTTTAGAAATACATACTGATTTAGATTTAGAAGGCTTTGAAGACAAAGATTCAACTGGTGAAGCAACTGGAATTAAACTTCCATACATTATTACCATTGAAATGGGAAACAGACAGATTCTATCGATTAGAAGAAACTACAAAATAGATGATCCACAAAAAAATAAAATAGATTATTTTGTTCATTTTAAATTTTTACCTGGATTAGGGTTTTATGGTTTCGGATTAATTCATATGATAGGTGGATTGTCGAGAACGGCAACTACTGCATTACGTCAACTACTTGACGCAGGAACTTTAAGTAATTTACCAGCAGGATTTAAACAACGTGGAATCCGTGTTAGAGATGAAGCACAAGCAATTCAACCTGGAGAATTCAGAGATGTAGATGCACCTGGAGGAAGTATCAAAGATGCATTTATGCCATTACCATTTAAAGAACCATCACAAACTTTATTACAGTTGATGGGCATAGTGGTACAGGCAGGGCAACGATTTGCCGCCATCGCTGACATGCAGGTCGGGGACGGCAACCAACAAGCAGCTGTTGGTACGACTATAGCTCTCTTAGAACGTGGTTCAAGGGTCATGTCAGCCATACATAAAAGATTGTATGTGGCGATGAAGCAAGAATTTAAATTATTATCGGGAGTATTTAAACAATACTTACCACCAGAGTATCCTTACGACGTTGTAGGTGGACAAAGACAAATTAAACAAACAGATTTTGATGACAAGGTAGATATTTTACCTGTTGCAGACCCAAATATTTTTTCTCAATCACAAAGAATTTCAATGGCACAAACAGAATTACAACTGGCAATGTCAAATCCTAAAATGCATAATCTTTATGAAGCGTATTATGCCATGTACAGTGCAATTGGTGTTAAAAATATTAATAAAATTTTGCCACCACCGCCTCAACCGACTCCAATGGACCCGGCAACTGAAAATATTTTAGCAATGAGTGGAAAACCTTTCCAAGCTTTCAAAGGACAAGACCATCAAGCGCATATTACAACCCATTTAAATTTTATGGCGACTAATATTGCACGAAATTCACCTCCAGTTATGGCTGCATTAGAAAAAAACATTTTTGAACATATTTCTTTGATGGCACAAGAACAATTAGAGGTAGAATTTAGAGATGAAATTCAACAATTGATGCAAATGCAACAAATGGTACAACAAAACCCAATGTTACAACAAGATCCACAGTATCAACAACAAATTATTACAATGACTATGCAATTAGAAGCAAGAAAAGCGAAATTAATTGCTGAAATGACTGAAGAATTCAAAAATGAAGAAAATAAAATTATGGGTGAGTTCGGAAACGACCCAATTGCTAAATTAAAAGCAAGAGAACTAGATTTAAGAGCTATGGATGACGAATCTAAACGTGAACAGGGCCAAGAAAAGATTGATTTAGATAAATCTAAACAATTAATGGGTCAAGAACAATTTGATGAGAAATTAGCTCAAAATGAAGAATTAGCTCAATTAAGAGCTGATACATCTTTGCAAAAACAGGCTATGTCACAAGATGCTAAACTACTTAATGATATGATTAAGCAAGAAGACGTTAAGATCTTGAAAGGGCCTAGAAGATAGTATATTAAACAAGTAGGAGAAAAATATGTCAAAAGGAAAAACATTTTGGACAAAAGACAACCCTAACTTTATTGGTAAAGTTGTATCTGATTCGCCTAAAGCGGATATGTCAAACACACTTCCAATTAATAGCGATGGGTATGGAAAAGCAGTAGAAGTTAAAGTTCCTCAAGGTGAGCCAGTTGTAAATAAAGTTGGTGGCCAACGAAGAATGTTAGCTTCGAAAAAGTCTAAAGCAAGTTGGTGGTAGTATGTGGTTTAGTGCTATTAAGTTAGCTCTCAACGCGGGTACTCACATCTACAAAAAGCGTCAAGAGACAAAGATGGCTATGGCTGATGCGCAACACATGCACGCAGCTAAGATGGCCCGAGGTGAGGAAACTTACCAAGGAAAACTTTTAGAATCCCGAGACAAAGATTATAAGGACGAGGTCGTTTTAGCGATTCTCACACTCCCCATAATAATTTTGGCCTGGGGGGTATGGTCAGAGGATCCGGCCGCTATGGACAAGATAAAAATCTTTTTCGAGCATTTCCAGGCGCTTCCGACGTGGTTTACAAATTTATGGATTCTTGTCTGCGCCAGCATTTTTGGTATAAAGGGTACACAAATATTTAGAGGCGGTAAAAAATAAGGTGGACAACAACTAACAATTTACATATAAGGATAACACTATGTCTAAAAAATCAAGAAGACGAAATAAAAAAATTTTAGCTGCCTTAGCTTTAGCAGGTGGAGCAGCAATGTTAGGAAGAAGAAATAGAGGTGCAGTTTCGACAGCGGGACAACCTATTGGAGTAGATCGTATTTCAACAAACAATCCTCCTATAGGTGGTACTGATCATATTCCTGTTGCACCGAAGACAGTAGTTGCAGATACAACACCAGCAAAAGTTAAATCTGAAGGAAGAACTAGACTTAGTGTTGACGGAGTTACTCCGGGCATGGTTTTAAATGAGAGAAGAAATACACCAGGTTATGGAACAGCAGTTGCTCCTCCAAGTATTTTAAATCCATACAGTCCTCCTAGAGCTGTCAAAGGAAGATTAACTAACAGAGGAAATATTAAAGACTACTACAGTAAAGGTGGAAGAGTTAAAGGTGCCGGAAAAGCTAAACGTGGTTTAGGAAGAGCATTTACAAAAGCTAAAAAATAGTTTAAGGAGATAACATGAGACAAAATGGAATAAGACCAGGAAGAACAAGATTCGCTAAAGGTGGTAGAGCTAAAGCTCAAGGTGGCGGAGTAATGAGAAGAGACATGAGATCTGGTTACTATCCTTCAGACATGGGAATGGCTGGTGGCGCTATGTACAAAAAAGGTGGCAGTGTTAAAAAACAAGGCTACACAGATAGAAAAGATGAGTCTATCGCTATGAGAATTCGTAAGAAAAGAACTAAAAAACAATTAAGAGCTTCTGCTAATGAGTCTTATGGTAAGTTCGGTTCTAAAGCTAAGAAGTCTGGCAAAATCAATAAATAATAATGTTTTCAAAAATCATTAACAAGATTAAAAGTCTTTTTGCATCTTCTTCAAAACAAGAAGAAAAATGTGAACATATAGACAGAACCGTTAAAACAGTAAGATATTGTACTGATTGTAAATTAGTATTAGACGAAAGTTCAAATGGCTAAAAATTGGATTCAAAAAGCTGTTAAGAAACCGGGAGCCTTAAGAAAATCTTTAGGTATTAAAAAAGGCAAAAAAATTCCAGCGGCTAAATTAAATGCTGCTGCTAAAAAGGGTGGTAAGTTAGGACAACGTGCAAGACTTGCTCAAACCTTTAAAAAAATGAAAAGAGGATAAGCACGCTATGAGTCTAAACGGAAAAGTAAAATGGTTTAATTCAACCAAAGGTTTTGGTTTTATCGAAAGAGAAGATAAAGAAAAAGATGTGTTTGTACATGTATCTGCACTAAGAAAGTCTGGCATAAACGGTTTCAACGAAGGGGATGCGATAACATTTGATGTTGAAGTTGGTCCAAAAGGACCAAATGCAGTTAATCTCAAAAAAGCTTCTTAATGAAAGAAGCCTTAATAGATGCGTTAGAAAAACAGTATGAAGCAGAGATTGCAGAAGCGGATGTCAAGATTAAATTACTTTTAGAAAATTCTGTAGCTGTCAGTGAACATCTTAATCATCAAAAAGAATTAGATTGTTTATTGCATAAAGTTGCAAGTGCCGAAGAGAAATTATCTGTTTTGGACGAGTATACTGTTCCTAGTAAGGAGAAAGATGCCGTTTAAATCAGAAAAACAAAGAAGATATTTGTGGAAGAAGGAACCAGCAATAGCAAGAAAATGGACTAAGAAATATGGGAGCAAGACAGTAAAGAAAACAAAAAGGAGAAAAAAATAATGGATGAATTAACTTTTATAGATAAGATAAGAAAAATTATAAGAATGAGACATGATGATATTGTCTCTGCGATGGCATCAGGTGGTGTTGACAATATGGAGAAATATCAGTATATGTTAGGACAGATACGAACGTATCAGTATTTAAGCCAGGAAATATCCAGCCTGCTAAACAAAAAGGAGCAAAAAGACAATGAAGGAACCGTTATCAACATCAACTCAAAACCCAAAAATTGAGTTACCGAATAAAGAATTAGTTGGTGTTAAAACCACTAAACAAAAAGAACAAGATTTAAAAGCAGAATCAGCAAAATTACCAACCCCTACGGGTTGGAGGATTTTAGTTTTACCTTTTAAACAAAAAGATAAAACTAAAGGCGGAATATTATTAGCGGACGAAACAGTAGAACGATCACAAGTAGCATCGACGTGTGGTTTAATATTGGATATGGGCCCACACTGCTATGATAAAGAAAGATACCCAGAAGGTCCCTGGTGCAAGAAAGGTGATTGGATTATCTTTGCAAGATATGCCGGATCACGAATTAGAATCGATGGGGGTGAGATAAGACTTCTCAATGATGATGAAGTTTTAGCGACCGTGGAAAACCCTGAAGATATATTCCACGAATTTTAAACATAGAAGGAGAAAAAAACTATGCCAGAAAAAGAAGAAAAATTATCTAATGAACCAATGGTTGAATTAGATACATCCGGACCGGGTGCAAGTGTAGATCTTCCTGAACCACAAAAGGAAGAAGAAAAAACATATGAGAAAGAGGAGAAAAAAAATGAAACAAATGTTACGTACGATAATCAGCCCGATGATACATCTGAGAAATCTAGTGAGCAGTCAAATGTTCGAGATAGCGAGGACGTTCAAAAATCAGAAGGCGGTAAGGTTGAACAGAAAACTTCTAAAGAAGGGAGTGATAAGCAACCAGATAACATTAGGGAAGTTGAAGAATATTCTGAAGGGGTTAAGAAAAGAATAGCTAAACTCACTAAGAAAATGCGTGAAGCAGAAAGGCAAAGAGAAGAAGCTTTGCGTTATGCTAGAGGCGTAAAACATGAAAGAGATCAGTATGAAGCAACTGCAACATCTTTGGATAAAAATTATGCCACAGAAATGGAAGGCAGAATTTCTTCATCTCTTGCAGCAGCACAAGCTAAATTAGCTTCAGCTAGACAAAGTGAAGATTCTAAAGCTGAAGTAGAAGCTTTAACAGCTATCTCACAATTAGGTTACGAACAAGGTAAATTAGCTGAGTTAAAAACTCAACACCAGATGCAGGAAACTGCAGCTAAAGAAGCAGCTCAAAGACCTGTTCAACAGCAACAACCAACACAACAACCCCCAAGAGACCCGAAAGCGGAAGCTTGGGCAGAGAAAAATGAGTGGTTTGGCAAAGATAATGCCATGACGTACACAGCGTTTGATCTACATAGAAAGTTAACCGAAGAAGAGGGAATGGACCCACAATCAGATGACTATTATTCTGAGGTGGATAAAAGAATAAGACTTGAATTCCCCCACAAATTTGGTAATAAGGGTGTAGAAAAGACGATTAGTAAACCTACACAAAACGTTGCCTCTGCAACGCGTAGTTCAAAGACTGGTCGCAAACAAGTGAGGCTCACATCGTCTCAAGTCGCAATAGCGAAAAAATTAGGTGTGCCACTAGAAGAGTATGCGAAACAACTTATAAACACGAAGGAGGTATAGGCATATGAATACAAATAAACCAACTCGTGCGAGTCAAGCTAAAAGTGATTCTACAAAAGTAAAATCACAAGCAAAAACGGTTGCGCCAAAAGCACAACCAAAAGTTTGGGCTCCACCATCGTACTTAGATACGCCCAACGCGCCAGAAGGATTCAGACACAGATGGGTCAGGGTAGAAATCCTAGGGTTCGTCGACACGAAAAACATACAAGGACGCTTAAGGTCTGGTTATGAATTAGTAAGAGCCGATGAATATCCTAATGAAGACTATCCAGCAATCGCCGACGGCAAATACGCAGGGGTTATCGGGCACGGAGGCCTAGTGCTGACTAGGGTACCGGAAGAGATCGCAAGGTCAAGACAAGAGTA